AAAAAAACCCAATTCGATGGCCGCTATTGTAACAGATCAGTTTAGAATATTAAATGCTAGTAATTTTGTAGATAACGTTACAGACTCTAACAATTCTTACTACGTATTTGTTGGTCTGTCCAATCCAACCACATCTGGGTTTGGTAGAGCAACTGATTTTAATACTGATACACCAAGTCCAACTGATAACGTCAACTACATGAATTTTGTAGGCGACAACATGTCATTTGGTAAAAAAGTAACATCTGATAATGTTAGAAGACTTGTAAGAAAAATATCTTGGTCAAGAGGTACAAAATATGAAATGTACCGTCATGACTACAGTTTAACTAATAGATCACCTATAACAGGATCTACACGTTTGTACGATGCAAACTACTATGTAATGAATACTGATTTTAAAGTTTATATCTGTATTGATAATGGATCATCAGGCATTTCTACTACAGGTAATGCCTCTCTGGATGAACCTACATTTACTGATTTAGAACCATCTAAAGCAGGTACTAGTGGTGATGGATATCTTTGGAAATACTTATTTACAGTTTCTCCAAGTGATATTATAAAGTTTGATTCAACAGACTTTATATCAGTTTCAAATAATTGGTCATCTTCAACTGACTCTCAGATAGCAGCAGTAAGAGATAATGGAGACTCGGATGTAAATAATAACCAGATCAAAAAGGTTTATATTGATAATCAGGGAGTTGGATATGCAAATGGAACTGGTCAAGAAGTCAATATTTTGGGTGACGGAACTGGTGGTAAAGTTGTTGTTGATGTTGTGAATGGTAAAGTTACTAATGCAGTTGTTTCTGCTGGTGGTAAAGGATACACATATGGCATGGTTGATTTAGGTGCTATTGGTAATACGAGTGCATCTACAAAAGCAAGTTTGATACCAATCATTCCACCATCAAAAGGTCATGGTAGTGATATCTATAAAGAACTAGGATCTGATAGGGTACTAGTGTTTGCAAGATTCGATACATCAACAACTAATGATTTTCCTGTAAATACTAGTTTTTCGCAAATTGGTATTCTTAAGAACCCAACATCTATCGGTTCAACATCAACATTTACTGATCCTACATTCTCATCTGTTGGTGCTTTGAAGTTTTCAACCACTACTGGAACTCCAACTATAGGTAATTCAGTGACTCAGGTTGTAACTGGAGGAACCGCAAAGGGTTTTGTTGCTGCATATGATGTAGATACCAAAGTATTGAAATTTGTTCAAGACAGATCTAATGTTTTAAATCAAACATCATTTGATACTACAGATTATGTTGGAGTATCTACTTTTGCTAAGGTTCATGCCTTTGCATCTAATACCAACCAAGTAAATTCGAGTGGATTTACTGGATCTATAGATACTGGATTCACTGGTGTTAGTACAAATCCAACTGGAACTAAATTAATATCACTAGACACTCAGTTCACACAAGGGGTATCTAATCCTGAGATAAATAAAAAGTCAGGAGATATAGTATATCTTGATAATCGTCCACTGATTACAAGAAATGCTAGACAAAAAGAAGACGTTAAAATCATTCTAGAATTCTAAAAAATGCCACAAAAAACGAATTTAAATATAAACCCATTTTTTGACGATTTCGATAAGAATGATAATTTCTATCGTGTGCTGTTTAAACCTGGTTTCCCAGTCCAAGCAAGAGAATTAACGCAGTTACAATCAATATTACAGAATCAGGTAGAATCATTCGGTAGTCATATATTCAAAGAGGGATCAATGGTGATTCCTGGTAATATTAATTACAATGGTGAGTATAATGCTGTAAAAATAAATCCAGATCATTTAGGTATAGACGTAACTGTATATACAAAACAATTACATGGTAAAAAATTAAGAGGTCAAACATCTGGAATTGTTGCTGTTGTTAATGATTGTTTCTTCCCAACAGATGGTGCAGAGTATACTGATGTTACTTTATATGTAAAGTATTTACAATCAGGAACTGATAATACAATCGCAAGTTTTGAAGATGGTGAAATCTTAATTACAGAAGATACATTCACATATGGAAATACAACTGTATCAGCAGGTGAAACTGTTGCAACAGTGGTATCTGAGGATGCAACTTCGATAGGTTCTCTTGCATCAGTTGGACAGGGAGTCTTTTTTGTAAGAGGTACATTTGTTGATGTTGCAAAGAGTGATATAATACTTGATCCATATACCAACACCCCATCATATAGAGTTGGTCTTACAATTTTAGAGGAAATAGTATCCGCTAAAGATGACAAATCACTATATGATAACGCTAAAGGATTTTCAAACTACGCTGCACCTGGTGCAGATAGACTAAAGATCAATGCAACTTTATCTAAAAAAGCACTTAATGATTATGATGATAAGTCTTTTGTTGAACTTTTAAGAATAGATAACGGAGAAATAAAGAAGTTACAAAACAAATCAGACTACAATTTAATTAGAGATTACTTTGCAAAGAGAACATTTGATGAATCTGGAAATTATTCATTAGATAATTTTGATGTTGAAATAAAAGAATCATTGAATGATCGTGAGTCAAATGAAGGTGTATATTTTGAAGGTCAGCAAACTGAACAGGGTAATACACCATCTGAAGATCTGATGGCTGTTAAATTGTCTGCTGGAACTGCCTATGTTAAAGGTTATGATATAGATAAAATTGGAACTAGTATTATAGATGTTGAAAAACCAAGAGATACTGATAAAACTAACAGTTCATTAGTTCCTTTTGAGTTTGGAACAAAATTAAAAATTAACAATGTACAAGGAACACCTTGGTTAGCATTGAATCAAAATACCAATACTGTTAAATTATTTGATAAGAGAAGGGGATCTAGTGCAACTGCTGGTAACGGAACACAAATTGGTGTTGCAAGAGTTTATTCATTCTCGTTATCTGACGCACCATATACCAATGCATCATCAGAATTTGATCTTTATTTATTTGATGTTCAAACATTTACAGACCTTGTAGTTAATACCGCACTCAGTCCAATCCAATGTTCTGCAGGATCTTTTGTTAAAGGTGTAAGTAGTGGAGCAACAGGTTTTGTCGAGTCAAATGTAAGTAATTCAACTGCAGTTAAACTTATTCAAACATCAGGAACATTTATTACAGGTGAACAAATCATAATAAATGGTGATCAATCATTAATTAGATCAATTCAAAGTGTTGATGTTCATGGTATTCGTGATGTAAAGTCTGTATATCAAGACTCTAATACTCTTAATAGTGAAATAGAAGTTGATTTTATGGGTGATGTAGTTCTCCAAAAAACTCAATTAAAGGGATTAGGGGTAGCAGATCAAGTGCAAATAGCAACAAGCACAGGTGTGATAACAAGTCCAAAAGCAAAAATCATATCAAGTCTTAAAGTTGGTGACATAATTAGATATCCAGTTGCAGGTCAAGCAGTAGAAAGTTTCAACCGTGTTGAAAGTGTTGGAGTCACAACTGCTAAAGTTGAGGCAGTACAAGACGTATCTGGTGTATGTGAAGGTGGTCTACCTGCTGCAACAATACTTACAAATATAACTGTAGGATCTCCAATAGTAACAAATAATGGTGGATTATTTTCAAAAATAGATGACGATAATATATCAACAGTTAATTTAGCATCTTCTAATTTATTAGTATCAAGACAAATAACAGAACAAACAACAACTGGAGCAGGTGCTCTAAGTATTGCAATAAGTAATTCTAAGGTTGGTCTAACAAGTGCATTGTTTGAAACTTTTGATGCAGAAAGATATTTTGTAACTTATGCAGATGGATCAATTGAAGATTTAACATCAGACCAAGTATCTTTAGGTTCTGGTGGTGCAACTGTAGCATTCACAGGATTGACTGCAAGTCAAAATAGCACTGTAACAGTAAATGTAACTGCTAAAAAGATAGGTATCCAAAGCAAAAAGAAAGAATATATCAGGAGTGAAAAGGTCACAGTAAACGGAACTGTTTCTGCAGCGTCAACTGCAGTTAGTGGATTAACAACTAGCACATATTTTGGAACAAGAGTTGAAGATAGTTCAATATCACTTAATTTACCTGATGTTGTAGAAATTGTAGGTATATATGAATCGTTGAATACTTCTGCACCAACTTTAGATTCTATTACATTCCCATCTGGATTAAATTTAGATACAGCGTCAATACTTGGAGAAAGAGTTATTGGATCTACAAGTGGAGCTGTTGCTCAGATAGTTACTAGATCATCTGCTACAAAAGTAGAAATATCATATCTCAATTCATCTAAATTTACAGTGGGTGAGATTGTCACCTTTGAAGAGTCAAATATAACATCTGTAGTTCAAGTTGTAGACAATGGTAATTTCCAAGACATAACTCAGGAATATGTTTTAGATAAGGGACAAAGAGATCAGTTCTACGATTATGGTAGAATCAATAAAAAGGGTGGTTATATTCCATCTAGACAATTATTAGTCATATTTAATTGGTTTGATGTCCCAAGTAATGATACTGGTGATGTCTTTACTGTAGATTCATATCCAGCAGGAGCATTTAAAAGTGATATTCCAACTTTACCATCTGGTATAAGAGCATCTGATACTTTAGATTTTAGACCTAGAGTAGCAAGATTCACAGCAACAAATACCTCACCATTCACATTCTCAAGTAGAAACTTCCAGTCTGCAGGTGTGAATCCACCATTAATTGTAACACCAGAAGAAAGTTCATTGATTGGATATGAAAACTATCTACCTAGAATTGATAAGGTTGTTCTGGGTGTAAATGGTGTAACTAGTGTAGTAAAAGGTGTATCTTCCAAAGATCCTAAAGTTCCTATTAATGTTGAAGATGCAATGGACATTGCTACCATTGAACTTCCAGCATATCTTTACAATACAGATGATGCAAAAATCACTGTTGTAGATAATAGAAGATATACAATGAGAGATATTGGTAAACTTGAAGATAGAATTGAAAATCTTGAAGTAATAACCTCACTTTCATTATTAGAACTTGATACTAAAACTTTTCAAGTAAGAGATGCTGATAATTTTGATAGATTTAAATCTGGATTCTTTGTTGATGATTTTAAAGATACTCAACGTCAGGATTCTTCAACTACAGGTAGCACTTTAACTGACGTAAGAGAACTCACTACACCAATAGATTTCTATTCAGTATCACCTCAACCTGCACTTGAACCATCTATAAATCTTGATACTGCAGATTTTAGATCAAACTTAGAATTACTTGATTCAAATGTTCAAAAGACAGGTGATCATGTAACTTTAAAATATACTGATAAGGATTGGATAACACAACCATTAGCATCAAGAGTTGAGAATGTGAATCCATTCAACATGATTGATTTTACTGGAACAATAGTATTAACTCCAGCATCAGATTCTTGGGTAAGAAATGTATTTGTTGATGGTGGAACAAGAAGAATTACTGGTGGATTTAACGGAACATTTATTGAAACTATAAAAACATCAAATGAACCAGATACTCATATAAGATCAAGAAACGTTGCATTTGAAGCAAATGGTTTAAGACCATTAGGCAGACAATATGCTTTCTTTGATAATACAAGTGGTATTGATGTTATTCCAAAATTAACTGAAATATCTATGACATCTGGATCATTTATCATAGGAGAAACAGTCAAGGGTTATATTGGATCATCTCACGTATTCAGTGCAAGAGCATATGCACCTAATCACAAAACTGGTCCTGGTGGAAGTCCAACAACAACTTATAGTTTGAATCCATATGATAGAAGTGTTGAACTACCATCTGTATATTCATCATCTTCAACTATTTTAAATATAGATGTAAATTCTTTAGTTGATGAAGTTATAGGAAAATATTTTGGGTTTGTTTCTGCTGGTATGGTTCTACTTGGTGAGACTAGTGGATCTCAAGCAACTGTAGCAAGTGTTAAATTGATACCAGATACTTTTGGTGATTTATCAGGATCATTCTTCTTTAGAGATCCATTTAGTAGTCCTTTACCACCTCTTAGGTTTACAACAGGAACTAAAACATTTAAATTATCATCAAGTGAGACGAATGCTAAGAGATTAAAGGGAAGTTTAATAATAAGTAGTGGTGAAACAACATATGAAGCAAATGGTATTGTAGATACATTCTTACAAACTGAAGTTATTGTAAGAAGACCTCCCCAACCATGTGACCCACTTGCACAATCATTTACTGTTGACGAAACAGGTGCTTTCCTTAGTGCGGTTGACTTATTCTTTGCGAATGTTGATCCTAGTCAAAAAGTAACTGTTCAAATTAGAACTGTAGAATTAGGTACTCCTACATTAAAACTGGCAGCAGATCACGCTGAGGTCACTCTAGAACCATCTCAGATAACAACATCCACAGATGGAACAGTAGCAACTAAAGTTACTTTCTCATCTCCAATATTCCTTACAGCAGGAACCGAATATGCTGTTGTTGTCCTATCACCTCTATCGAATCTATACGAACTTTGGATCGCTCGTATGGGTGAGAGGACAGTTAATACAACTACATTACCTGATGCTGAAAGTGTTATTGTAACTAAACAGTATATTGGTGGTAGTTTATTTAAATCTCAAAATGGTACTATTTGGACTGCAAGTCAGTTTGAAGATATGAAGTTTAAACTTTATAAATGTAACTTCAGTACAACACCAGGTACTGCATTCTTCTATAATCCTAAGCAGGAAATTGATAGTAATTCATCAATTTTACCTAATGATCCAATCAAAACTCTGCCACGTAAATTAAAGGTTGTTATTAGCAATACTACTGTGATGAACAGTGTATTAGTACCAGGTGCAAAAGTCAGTGATTCGACAGCATCCACTGCTATCACTGGTATTGTTGAAAAAGCAGGTGGAACCGCTAGTACTATAGTTAAAACTAATGTTGGTGTTGGATATTCTGCAGGAACATATGCTGGAGTTCCTTTATATAATATTACGGGATCTGGATCAGATGCAACAGCTACTATTGTTATTAATGCTCAAGGTCAAATCAATGCCGATCCATCTAGCATCAGTGGTGGTTCTGGATATGTAATTGGTGACGTTTTGGGTATTACCACAAGTAATTTCACAAAGGGATCTGGTGCAACATTAACCGTAACAGGTTTATCAAACTTAAATACACTATATCTTACAAATGTACAAGGTCAAGAATTCACTGCGAGTAGTAACTTGGTTGTATACAATGGTAGCAGTGCTGTGGCTATGGCTGCTACTACTATTTCAAGCTCAGCTGAAATAAACGATTTATATTCAGGTAATGTAATAGAAGTAACTCAGTATGGTCACGGTATGCATGCTGATAATAATGTTCTAACATTATCTGGTATCAAACCAAATTCAGTTCCAACCACAATATCTGCAGCACTAGGTATCAATGATACTAGTATATCTGTTGCAAGCACAACAGGATTTAATTTCCAAAGTGGTATTCATACAAGTGCTGGTTATGCACAAATTAATGGTGAAGTTGTTTATTACAATTCAATTACTGCTGGCGTATCACCTGCTGGAACTTTAGGTATCTCATCTAGAGGAGTTGATTCAATTCAAAGATCTCACACAGTCAATACACAAATATTCCCATATGAATTAAATGGTGTATCATTGAATAGAATCAATACAACTCACTCATTACCTTCAAGTACATTACTAAAATCAGAAAGAGATCTTGATAAGTATCACTTAGAGATACTTAGGGGAGATATTACAAATCCAGATGATTTATTATGTTTCTCAGATGAAAATCAAGTTGGTGGATCAGAAGCAAAAGGATCAAGAAATATTCAATATAATAGTATTACTCCAACATTCAATGTGATTACACCTGGTCAGGGTTCAACTATATCTGGTCAAATTAGAACAGTATCAGGAACAAGTGCAGGTGGATCTGAAATATCATTCTTAGATCAAGGATTTGAAGATGTTGCAATAAACAATTTAAACAATCTAAGTACACCTAGACTTATTGCATCTGAAAGAAATGAGACAACAAGATTGACTTCATTACCTAAGAGTAAGTCTCTGACTGTAGGTCTAACACTTAATTCTTCTGATCCTAATTTATCACCTATGATTAATATTGTAAATGGATCTGCAATAATTCTAGGTAGAAATAGATTAAACAATCCAATCACCGATTATGCATTTGATGGTAGAGTAAATCTTGAAGAAGATGATCCGCATTCATCAACATACGTAACCAATAAAGTTAGTCTTAAGCAACCTGCAACATCAATTAAAGTTTTGGTTGGTTCATACAGACATTCTTCTGCAGACTTCAGAATTCTTTATAAGTTGACTCGTGCAGATTCTAGTGATGTTGAACAATCATTTGAACTATTTCCTGGATATGATAATCTAAGAGATACTGATGGTGATGGATTTGGAGATGATATTATTAATGTGAATAATAATAGTGGTAGAGCAGACGCATTTGTAAGATCAAGTGCTGAGGGTGAATTTAATGAGTATCAATTTAGTGTAGATGAACTTGAACAGTTTACAGGATTCCAGATTAAGGTTGTAATGAGTGGAACTAACGAAGCTAAAGCACCAAGATTTAAGGATCTTAGAGTTATAGCATTAGCATGATCTTCTTCTCATTTATAATTTCGTTATTTGCAAATCACTTACCAGTGATGTATGTTCAAGTACCACAGTGGGCAGATGATTGGGCAGTATGTGCAGTAGATATACCTGATGCAAAATGTCATTGGTATGTAATGTCTCCTGATAATACCTTTGGTGAGGGATTCAGTTGGGAAGATGCTCCTTGGTTTGATGCTAATGGTTTAAATGATGTTGCACCTATGCAAGCAAAGACAGTTGTTGAGAGGTTGCAAGATAAATAATGAAGTATCCAGTTCCTTTAAGTATTATACCAAAATTATTTTGGATATCTGTCGGTACAGCAATAACACTAGGTATATTTTCATGAAAACTTTCAAACAATTTATAGAGGGTAAATATACAGTGAACCCACAAGTATCCTTTATAAAGAGTAGTTCAGGTAAATTAGTAAAATTTACTCACCCATTAGATTTAAGATCTGTAGAAGACAAAATGTCGAGGTATCCATTTAAGAGATGATTCCAGTAGAAGGACACAAACATCTATACCGTGAAAAATCGGGTGCAATTGTAAATACTGATACAAATGGTTATGCACAATATATAAAGTCAAAAAATATTAAATTAATTGAGAAAAGAGAAATAGAGGATTTGAGAAATGAGATTGATGAGTTAAAAAATCAGTTAAGACAACTTTTAGATAGATAAATACTTAAGATCGGTGGTTCTATATGGCAGTATACTCCAGTAATTTAGCTATCAAAACAGGTACAACCTTTGAACAGGTTTTTACCTTAGAGGATGGTGTGAGTAATTCACCCATAAATTTGACTAACT